CTCGGTGTTTCCCTGGCCACAGCAAGCGCAGCGACGGTGATATCGTTCCTGCCCCAGCTCACCGAGTGGCTCCGGTTCGCCACCGCCGTGGTTGGTTTGATCGCTGCCTGTGTTGCCCTCTACAAAGCCCTGAAGAAATGAAGAACACCAAGACCACACTGGCCGGTATCGGCGCCATCCTTGTCGCCATTGGCGGCGGCATGAAGGCATTGTTCGATGGGGACCCGTCGACCAACCTGGACCTGACCGCAACCATCGCCGCGGTGACCGCCGGCATCGGATTGATCTGGGCCAAGGACGCCGAGAAGAAGGCCGAGTGAATTGGATCTACCAGATCCTCAAGGCCATCCTTGATTGGCTCAGGGAAACACCACCAACCGAAGTTCAACACGGCAATGCGCCCAAAGATCTCAAAGCTGATATGGCTGGGCGCATTGCCGACCTTCCTCGGTTGCCAGATGACCAAGGTGGTCCTGGTCCCTTCCGGTGATCCGGTGATGCTAGCCGCACCTGTTAAGGCTCGCGTCTACGCTTTCGATTCAAACAAGAAGCTTGTAGGCCCATCCACGGTGGTCCTGCCAGCGGGATGGTACGCACTTCCGAAGAACTGATATGGGAACTCCACTCACAGGCAGCACGGTCGCATCGACATACACTGGCCTACTCAAGACTTCTGACAACGCGGCGATCACTTCCACGCTCAAGTCCGTGGGCGATGGCGGCGGCAATGACTCGCCACTTCAGCTCTCAAGCAACGCGGTCAACATCACCAACGATTTCAGCGTTGGCACGAGCAAGTTCACCGCGAACTTCACGAGCGGAAACATCAGCGCATCAGGTGCTGCCTCGATCACCGGTGCAGCCACCGTTGGTTCGTTGGCCACGGCTGGAAACATCGCCACGAGCGCAGGCACGATTAGCTCGTTCGGAGCGATCTCCCAGACTCAATCAGGTCAGAACAACAGCCTCGCCGGAAACCTCGCTGTAGGCGGAAACCTGAGCGTCACCGGTGCCACCACGCTCTCTGGCAATCTCTCGGTTCCTGGAACGCTGTCATGCACCGGAGACTTCGCGGTCAACACCAACAAGTTCAATGTCACTGCGTCCTCCGGAAACACAGCCGTTGCTGGTACTCTTGGCGTTGCTGGTGATCTCGCTGTTGCTACCAACAAGTTCAACGTCACGGCAGCGAGCGGTAATACTGCGGTCGCAGGAACCCTTGGCGTCACTGGCGCGACAAGCCTGTCTACGCTGGGAGTGAGCGGTGCCACCACGCTCTCATCGACGCTCGATGTGACCGGGGTCACTACGCTGAGCGGCAACCTCATTTCCAACGGTGACACCACCATCGGAAATGCGGCTGGCGATCTGCTGACGGTCAACGCCAACAACATCACGCTGCCCAACGCGACCACGGTCACGGTTGATCTGGCCAACGATAAGGTGCTGATCACGGACGCTAGCGACTCCAGCAAGGTCCGCACAGTCGCAGCTAGTGCGCTAGGTATCACCGCTTCCAATGCGCCTCAGTGTGTGCAGACGGTTGGCAACGACAGAATCACGTTCATCGGAGCCACCACAGGTCCCGGAACCGAGATCACGACAGTAACGACCACAATCACCCCTAGATCATCTTCCTCGAAGGTTCTCATCAGCATCGTTCTCAATTATTCCTGTATAACCAATGCATCTCAGTATGTGTTGTTCAGGATTACTCGGAACGGAACTCAAATCGGAAACTCCATTGGTGCTGGCCAACAGGGCATAGCTTCAGGAAGTTACGAGGACGGAGAAGTTAACGCGATAAACAACACGAAGATCGAGTTCCTTGATTCTCCCGCGACTGGATCGGCTGTAACCTACAAGGTCCACATCTTCAGCCCGCTTTCACCCACCAATGTTTACATGAACTACGCTGTGAACGGTGGATCGAGCTTCACCACCTGTTCCTCGATGACGCTCCAGGAATTCTTCGCATGAAACCATCCGAAGTAGCCCAAGCGGCTTGCGACAAACTCTCATTCACGGACGCGACCACACTCGCGCTCGCTAAGAAGTTCTGCATCCGCCGCTACTCCATGATCTGGGATTCGTGCCTCTGGAACGACACCCTCGGTGTCATATCCACCAGCGTTACGGACGGCCAAGAAATCGTTGTCCTGTCCGATTACGTCACGGCTAGCTACGCCTCCGGAACCGGTTACAATACGTTCCTCGACTTCCCGGTCGCCACTCGCTTCACGATCACCGGCGACACCGATGGCATCGAGGTTCCCGCCGCGGAATGGGTATCGTTCTTCCAACTCGATCCCAATACCTGGAACAACGTCGATTCCCGCAAGTCCACTCCGGGTAACTTCGTCAACTGGGCTCGGCTCATTGGTGGTGCTTACGGACAGGCCGGTGTCCCTCGCATCAAGCTCGTTCCCACGCCCAACGCGAACGGGACGCTCTTCATCCTCGGAAAGAAGCAGTCTCAAATGAGACAGTACGGCGAGGAGCAGGCCATCATCAATGACACGAACTTCGAGCTTCGTGGTGTTGAGAATGCACTGATGGCCTACACTGAAGGAGATCTCCTCGAATACTCCCGCCAGTACGGGAAAGCGCAGGCCAAGTTCCAAGAGGGTGCTGCTCAGGTCAGCATCATGAAGGACATGGAACGCGGCCAGCAGCAGCAGATCAGCCGCATCATCCCGGATAGCCTCTACGATTACACCTTCCAGGACATCCTGTAATGCCATTCCAATCCACAGACGCGCTCGACGATCAGATGCTTCTGGATGGAAGCACTGGGTTCAGCACCGGAGTCATCTCTGCCACTCGTCCTGATGCCATTCCTGCGACCAGCATGGAGTCGGCCATCAACATGGACTACGATGACTTCGGCAATCTCGTCACGCGTCTTGGATCGGTCTCGCTCGCTGGCAACAGTATCTCCTCCAACTGGGAGGACATCATCACGAACTGGGAAGCCACTACTGGCAACTTCGGTTCAAACCTGCCGATCAACGCCTCGGTCTTCTCCGGGTTTTACTTCGACACGGCTGCTTCGGAGCGTCTGGTCATCGCGGTCAACGATCTAGGTACATCGACCAAGAGCCTGTACTTCGGATCTCCTGGTGTTTCGTACAACCAGATCACTGGATCCACTCTCAACGCCGCTTCGAGCTACGTCTACTTCGCGCAGTTGAACGATAAGCTGTTCTACAGCGACGGAATCGGAACGCTGAAGTACGTCAGCGCTAGCAACATATACTCGACGATCACGGCTGGAAAGATCAGCCGCATAGATGTCATCAATCAGGGATCGAATCTTTCTTCGATTCCAACGGTCACGATCTCTGCTCCTCCGAGTGGCGTTACAGCGACCGCTGACGCTGTCATTGCGAACGACGGAAATCTTGTTGCGATTACGATCACCAATCCCGGAAGCGGTTATGTCACTGCTCCTACCGTAAGCATTAGTGGAGGTGGTGGATCCCATGCAGTGGCCTACGTTTCGCTCACTCCTCCCAACAAGCCGCTGTACCTGACAGTACACACCAACCGGCTCTGGTGCGTGTCCGGTGACACCTCGATCCAGCCCGATACCCTCTACTTCTCGGACATACTCGATGGCGAATCCTGGGATCCTCTTGGATCCATTCGCGTTGGTGGTGACGGCGATCCGATCAAGGGCCTGTACTCGTGGTTCGGTTACCGCCTCGTGGTGTTCAAGGAGCGGTCGATCTGGGCCGTGGATGCTGATCCGACTCAGGACCCCGCGGACTGGAGCATTACGCTCATCAGCGGAAACATCGGATGCTCTTCGCACCGCTCGATCGCTGCTGTCGGTCCAGATGTCTTCTTCCTATCGCGTGACGGCATCCGGTCGCTCCAGCAGATCCAAGCGGGTACGCAGACCAGCGTTGGACTCGCGCTCTCCAGCCCGATCAATGACCTGATCAGCAAGATCAACAAGACCAAGCTGGACCTGTGCGATGGTGTGTTCTGGAACAACCGGTACATGCTCGCGGTTCCGTTCGTGACCGCAGGCCCTGCGATCCTTGGGCTTGAGAGCGAGTACGCGTTGCTCACCGAGAACTCGATCGACATCTCTCTGGAGGGTGCGCTCAACGAGAACAATGCGGTCATCGTGTACCACACACTGGCCCGCTCTTGGCTCGGTTACTGGGACAACTGGGTGGTGAACGATTTCATCCCCACCTCGTTCTCAAACTTCGGTCCCATCCTCATGTTCGCTGGCGACATCGTTTCGGTTGCTGCGGGTGCAGGCCAAGTCTGGTCGTTCAACGATTACCTTCCTAACACTCGACTCAACCCTGTCGCCTCTTCCGCGTACCTTGACGGTGGTTCCAACTACGCTTCCACGGTCATCACGAAAGCGTACAACCTCGGGGAACCCATTCCCGACAAGATCGGGTACAGCATCCAGTTCGCGTTCGACAATCCGTACTCCGAGCAGAACACGACCGCTGCGCTCTCGTTGGCCACGAACATGTCAGGCAACTTCTCGTCGCTGGATCCTTCTCTAACCATAACGAACTCGCAGAAGTTCCTGAAGGCTTACAACCTCATCAGCCGCGGTCGCTGGAACACATTGCAGTTCAAGGTGGCTACCGAAGGTGGTCGCCTATCACTTCAATCCACAATCCTATCTGGTTTCGTTGACTCGGTTAAGCCGCAGCAATGAACCCTCATCCAACCATCATCGAAGCGGCCAAACTACTGAGAGAGAAGTGGCCAACTTGTTCCACGTGGAACGATGATCAGCTTCTGAACTGGATTGGAATCTTCAACAAGGTTCGCCAGTTCGGTATCGTTCAAGATGAAGCTGGAAAATGCGTTGGTGTCGGAGCCGTCAGGTTCCTGAACTCGGTTGTTGAAGCTGATGACATCAACAACAACTTCAAGGATGGTCACATCGCTTGGATTGAGATGGTTGTTGGAACAGAGCCACGAGCGGTTCAGACGCTGTGGTTGGCCATGATGGGCATGTGTTCCAAGAACGTGACCAAGCTCGGAGGCGTCCGGAAAGGCGTTTCCCGTTTGTACGATTTCAACCGGTACTTCAAACTCTTGATGAACAACAGGATTTGCTATGGGCGGAACATATAGGGCTCCAGACATGGCCGCGGCGAACCGTGAAGCGGTTTACGCTCAGGCACAGACTTTCCCGATTCTTCGGCAGATCGAGGCTGCATCTCGAACCGGTGGATC